ATTTTTATCATTATCATCCCAACAAATATAAATTAATGTAACTCTTTCGCTTGAATGATTTAACATTTCTTTTAAACCAATAATATCTCCAGTTTCTTCATAATATCTTCTAGCAAAATACTTTCTTAATGAATGGCAACCAACAGGGTATGAAACTTTTACTTCTTCTGCTAATTCTTTGATTATTTGCCATGCTCTTTGCCTTGTTAAAGGTTTATTCATACCTTTTCTACTCTTAAATAAATACTCACCGTCAATCAAATTATTTCTATTAATATAATTGATAATATCTTTATATAGTGATGGATGTAATTCAAATGATTGTTCTTTATTGGTCTTAAACTCTCTAATGTAGATTCCACCATTTTTAAAATAATCTACTTTTAATTGAATTATATCTTCTATTCTAAATGCTAGATTCATACCAATAACTAAAATCATATAATTTCTATCCCATAGATATTGTTGTTCTTTATTATTATCTTCTTCTGCTTGGTTTCTTCTTTTTTTACATAAAACAAGCATATTATTGATATCATGTTCTTTAAAAGGTTTAACTGTCTTTCGACCAAAATTAATTCTATATCTTCTTGACATATCTATCACCACTCATTATTCCTACCTCCTATATATCTAATTTCATTTGGTTTGGGTCTACTTCTTCTTGAGGAAAATATTTAAGTAAATCTAAAGGTGTATCTGTTGGAATATCATGTGTTTCCATATAATCTTTAACTTGCAAATATAATTCTTGTTGATTCTTTCTTAATTTAAATAACTTCTTTATGGCTTTTTCAATATAAATTGGAACATTATAATACTCTTTTTCTTTGTTATCCATAATTAACACTCCTTTTCTTGGTAATATTTTAATATTTTGTTAAATTCTTCTTTAGTTTTTGTTAAATTACATAAATAATAAATAGATGCACTTTTATTAAATACCATAACTTGTTTATAATTATCTTCTGTATATTTTCTATCTTTTACATATACTGTTACTTCATTTTTTCTTGGAATAGCAAGTAAATCAATACCTCTCACTATCGCCACAGTTTTAAAGCATCTTACTAAAGCATTTGTTAAATAATCATTAATAATCTTTTCAATCATTATCTATACCTCCAATATCTTTCACATTTTTCATCCTGAAAAAATTCATTAATAGGTAATTGTGAACATCTATAATCATTTAACATTTCTTTAACTTCAACTACGAACCATATAACACCTATTGTTATTAAAATTATTATTATAATCCCTAAAACACTTAACAATTTTTCTAATTTATCCATAAGTTCCTCCTAAAATGGTATTGAAGTACCAATCATATCTATAATTTGAATTTCAGAATTATTTTTATGAACTAAATTATCATCATAAGTATTTAGATAATATTCTAATTTTACATCTATGCTAGAGTTATAATTCATAATAATTTCAGGTTCTTTTTGGCTAGGCATTTTTAATTTAATACCAACATCCAATCCCTCTTTTTTCATATTAAGAAAGAAATTTTTAAGTTCTTCTTTAGTTAATTTTTTATCATCCATTGTTTTTCACTTCCTTTGGTTTTCTATAAGTGATTCCATTACCATCTTTATCTCTTGAAGTGAATACAACAGTACACAATTTACTCTTTGCTTTAAAATATTGTTGCTTACCTTTATAATCTAATTTTGATAATTCTTTATCACTAATATTTGTTATTTTTAATAATTTATCTAATTTCTTTTTTCTTTTAATTGCATCATTAATCATTTGATTTATCCTCCTTTGCAATTCTTTCTAATTGTCTATTAACTTTTTCTTTCATAACTTGTTTAATATCATCAGTTGAAATGTTGTAATATAATTGAAATTGCTTTAACATTACCATTACATCTGCAATTTCTTCCTTGATATGTTCTTTGGAATAATCCACATTTTTTATATTTAAAATTGATGATAGTACATCAGTTAATCCTAAAGCAATACTCTCAATAACACCTGTATTTCTTCTTTTTATGATTGCTTCATTTAATTCAAATACTTCACTTTGAAAATATTTTAATTGTTTATTAATACCATAATGACTTATAATTTTTCTTAATTTTTCATTCATTTATATTTCCTCCTTTTTTTCATTTCTAGCATTAAATCTATTTTAAATTTATCTTTTGAATTTCTATAATACATTGATTTATAAATATCTAAATCAGAAACATAGCCATCGATAAAGAATTGTGATGGTTCAATATCTTCATAAATAATATTTCCATTTAAAACATTCACTTTTAATTTTATTTGACCATATACAAATCTGAATTCATCAGATGTAGGTAAATTAATAAAATGTATTCCATCATTCAAATTTAAAAAGTATTTTTTATTTTTCAACTCAAATATCATATATTTGTAAGCACTAGGACAATATTTTTTTAATGACCTAATTTTTTTATTAAATCCATTGTCAATATTAAACAAATTAGATGGTTCATTGAAATTGTCATGATATGGTTTAGGCATTTTGATTATTAGATGAGAATGCTTTGTTAACTACTGAAAGAACTTCATTATTATTTTGATTTTTAGCAATTTTATCAATTTCTTTTATTATTTTAAATAATCTATTAACTTCATTATCAAAACTGATTACCATGTCATTTAATACTTGATTTTCTCTTTCTAATGATTTAATATGTTTTGCAGTTTCTAAACTAATAATTTCACCATTCATACTTGTTTCTTCTTTCTTTTTTTAGCAATTCTCTTTTTTCTTCGCTCTTCTTTATCTTTTAATTTTTTTATTTCAACCTCTAATTCTTTAATTTTATTATCCCTACCAACTAAGTCATATTTAATACCTAACCATCCAATAAAGCCGATAAGCACGAGAATTAACAATATAGTTAAAAATATTATTTCTTGTGTTGACATACCTCTGCATCCTCCATACTATTTAAATATTTTTTTAATTTATAATAAGGTGTTGACCTGTCGGCAATTATATCCTTGCTTACTTCTTTCCAAGTTTTACCCTCAATAAATCTTTTTCTAATAATTATCCTAATTTCACCATCATCAACAGTATTAAGAAAATCTTCAATTTTATTTAATTCATCTAGCAATTTATCAGTTTTATTTTCTAGTGTTGTTTTTAATTTTGCTAATTTCATTCCTATTCTTTCAGTCGGATTGCTATTATTACTGCTTGATGTTATTGGTATACCTGCAATTTTAGAAGAACCGATTATTGTTGTTTCGATTTCTTCAATATTATCTTTTATTTGCTTTATTTCAATTTTCAAATTGTGATATTTAGATAAATCATGTATTGTCATAATGTTCCTCCTTTTTTATCAACAACAATCATTTCAGACCTATTTTTATTTAATTTATTATATTTTTTTGCTTCTTCTAATGTTTTAACTCCCATGTTATGCCAGTTTTCTAAAATTTGTAATCCATATCCAATTGGATTATTTATTGGAGCAGTTTCTTCATCAAAATCAAAATTCATAACATTTCTGTCGTAAGGTATCATTAAACCATTTTTAATAACTTCAAATGACATACCATCATTCAAATACTTAATAATAGTAGATTGATTATCTTCACTATTGATTTCAAATCTTTCAAAAAAATCTAAAAGTTCGGCTTTGCTAACACTAACACTATTATTTATATCTCTTATATCTATATCTCTATACTCTATACTCTTATCTCTATACTCTTGTCGGACATTGTCCTCTTTAATGTCCCCTACATTGTCTTTATTATAAGAACATTCAAGTTTCTTTTGATTTTCACGATATAATCTCTTTTTTTCTGCCCATTTTGACTCACTACCAACCATATCTTCATAATCTGCTATTTTCAAAACACCATCTTGTTCTTCTTCGTAAATTAGACCTAACCTTTTATATAAAGACATAGCAACATTGACAGTATCAATATCAAAATATTTACAATCCCTAACAATTTTATCTGCATTATAAGGAATAATAATTTCACCCATTTTTGTTTCTAATCTGCCATTGTTATTAGCAGTGTTTAAACATAACATTTGATATAAAACCACATATTCAGCACCATTCTTTTGTGAAAGTAAGAAATCAATATCTTCTCTATTGAAAAAATTAGTTTTTAATTTTATCCAATAAAATCTATTATTAGACATATTCACACTACCTACTTTCTTATTTGCTTTTGAATTGATTTATACATTCCAATTCCCAAAATAATTACTACAAACATCCCTAAACCAACAAATATAATAATTCCAAAGAATTCTAAAATTTTTAATATCATTCTTCAACCTCCTCAATATCTTTTGTAAGGCGATAAATAGCATAGTTAGTAATATGACCATATCTATTTTTACCTTGAACCATTTTAGTTTCTATTCCAAATCCTCTTTCTCTTAAAATAAATATAATTCCTGATAATCTAGTAGCACCAAATTTTTCTATTGCTTCATAAGAAGTTATATATCCTTGTTTTCTTAATAAATTAATAATTTCAGAAGTTTGACTTTTATTTTTTGCAGACATAGTATTTATCCCCCTCGTTTGTATATTTGGCAGTAATACCATATCCTTGTGAAGCACATTCTTTTGAAACTCTTTCAATATGTTCTTCCATTTCTCTATCAAAGTAATTACCTATTGCTATAAATAATAGAATTACAACACCTATTCCTAAACCAATTAAAAATTGTTTTACCCATGGTTTTAATCTTCTTTTAGTCATGTTGTACCTCCTTAATTCCTAAATATTGATAGAACATATCAGGATAAATAATATAATTCCATCTTTCTTTTACTTTAACTGCTGAACCAAATGGCAACCTCCCTGTTTGTAAACCCACTCTTATAAATTGTGGTGATTTATGCATCAACTCTGATGCTTCTTTAATTGTTATCTTTTTCATAAAAAATCCTTTCTTATAATTTGTTTTTGTTTTTTAGTCGACCAAGACTTAATTAGTTTCGTTTTTCGCAACTTTTTTATTAAAAAAATATAGTTGCACTTTGCTCATGGGTTGCATAATAATTTTCATTGCCTTATCAATTTCCTCTTGTGTAAAATATGTCTGATTATTAAACTTCTTATATAATGTTTGTTCAGCAATTCCAAGTCTTTCTGCAAAACCATTTAATGTCATATCTAGTTCTTTTATTCTTCCCTTTAATTTAGAATAATTGTACTTTACCAAGCAATTTCCTCCTTTCATTTAGAGTTGTTGCAGTTTATATTTTCGCAACTCTAATTAAATTATAGTTTCTATTTTCTGAATTGTCAATACTAAATTTTAGTTTTTCTAAACTATTTTTATTTTTTACTATATTATAGTTGCGTTTTTCTAACTTTTAATATATAATGATTATGAGGTGAATTAGTCATGTTAGAAGATACTTTTGCCAATCGATTGAGAAAAGCATTAGAGTATAATAATATGAAACCTGTTGACCTCGCAAATCGAACAGGTATTAACAAATCATTAATAAGCAATTACCTATCAGGAACATTTAAAGCAAAGCAAGATAAAGTTAACATTATTGCTGAAACACTTGGTGTTAGTGAGGGTTGGCTTATGGGGTATGATGTTGATATGGATAGGGATTGGCTTGATAATGATGCTGATGTTTCAAATATTAAAATTGATAATGCAAGATATATTGAAACAATGACAAAAACAGTAAAAATACCAATATTAGGTAAAGTTCCTGCTGGTATTCCTATTGAAGCGATAGAAGATATAATTGGATATGAAGAAATTCCTGCATCAATGTTAAGAGATGGTAATAATTACTTTTCATTAAAAATTGATGGTGATAGTATGTATCCAGATTATAAAACAGGTGATATTATTATAATAAGACAACAAAATGATTGCAATTCTGGTGATGATTGTGTTGTTATGGTAAATGGTGATGATGCAACTTTTAAACGAGTTGTAAAGCAAGAAAAAAGTATAATTTTGAAACCATTAAATAACAATTATGAACCTTACTACTTTGATGAATATGAAATTATGACTAAACCAGTTAAAATTATTGGTGTAGCAGTTGAAGTAAGAAGAAAGTTGAGATAATGTATGGGAACAAGAATTAGAACTGTTAACAAAATTGGAAAAGGAAAATATTTTACTACAAGTTGGAAAGTAAGCGATTATTTAATTTGCAATATTTTATATTTTGTCTTTTTCTATTCATATTATTTAATTTTTAAGTATTTATTTTATGTTCCTATAAAATGGTGCATCACAAAAATCATTAAAATTGTCAAATCAAAACAGGCATAAAAAAAAGACCTACTGTTCGAGCAGTAAGTCAAATGAAAAATCTCAAAAAAGTCTTGGTCGACTAAAAAACAAAATATAAGATATAATGTTATGGATTTTTCTATTTCATTATATCAAAAATACTAGAAAAATACAAGAAAAGGAGGCATTTTTGATAAATGAAATTACCTAATGGATATGGTTCTATTCAAAAGTTGTCAGGTAATAGAAGAAAACCATATATTGTAAGAAAAACAGTAGGATATGATGAAAATGGTGTTCAAATTAGAAAGATTGTTGGATACTTTGAAACAAGAACAAAAGCATTACAAGAATTAGCACTATTTAATGAAAATCCTTATGATATAGATGTAAGAAAAATAACAGTTTCAGAGCTTCATGCTAAATGGCAAGATGAAAAATATCCAAAAATTGCCTACAAGACTACAAAAGTATATGATATGTGTTGGAATTATTGCAAAGATATACAAGATTCACCCTTTGTTGATATTAAATTAAATCATTTACAAGCAATAGTTGATAGTATGGGTGAAAAATGGTCAGCAAAAAAGGCATTTAAAATATTATGGCATCAAATGTATGATTATGCTATTAAAAATGATATGAATGTAAGAAAATATTCAGAATACATCGATATAGGCAAAAAAACAACCAAATTAGAGCGAATTCCATTCGAGCAGTGGGAAATAGACAAGTTTTGGGAAAATGTCGCTAGAATGGACTTTATTGACTGTATATTGATACTTATTTATACAGGAATGAGAGTTGGCGAACTTTTAGATATAAAAATAGAAAATGTTCACATAGAAGAAAAATATATGCGAGGTGGTTCTAAAACAGAAGCAGGTAAAGATAGAGTTATACCTATTCACAATAGAATATTACCACTCGTTAAAAAATGGTATGATGATGCTATTGAAGTAGGAAGTGAATACTTAATATTTAATCACGAATATAAGCAAATGCTTTACTGGAATTTTTATCATGAGAAATTTGAAAAAATTATTGAACAATTAGAAATAGATACAAAGCATCGACCACATGATACAAGACATACTTTTGCTACAATGATGGATAGAACACCCGCTAATAAATTATGTATCAAAAGAATACTAGGTCATGCTAGTAAAGATATTACTGATAAAGTTTATACACATAAAGATATTGAAGAACTTATTGAAGCAGTTAATTACCTTGAATAAGTTTTTTTACTTTTTACATAAACTTTTTATTTTATGCTTGACAACTACCTAGGTAGTATGATACAATTAGTATGTAATCAAGAAAGATTACAAAAAAAAGAAAGGAGGATAGAAATGACAATTTCATTGAAAGTTATCAATATTAAGATAACAAAAAAAGGAATTACCTTAAAACTCGAGTTAGGCATTCCTTTCGACATTAGCAAGAGTGGTAAGTAAACCACTCCTCCTGCTAATAATATTATCATATTTAATGAATTTTGTCAAAAAGATTATGGAAGATAAGAAAACTAGAAAAGCAAAATATGATATAAACTATCGTAAACAACACAAAGTACAATTCAATGTTGATATTAATAAATCAGAAATGAACTCACTAAATAAATTATTAAAAATAACTAATACTAAAAAATCTGATTTTTTAAGAAAAGCAATACGACAAGAATGTAAAGATAATAATGTATTATATTTTGACAGACTTGCAAAATGTGATTGGTGTGGCAAAAAAGATTATGTTTCGATTACTCAATATGGAACTTCACACTATAATAGACTTATTTGTAGTGACTGTGCAAATGATATTATTGAACATCACAAAGCATTAGATGGCACTACTCCATCTTGGTATAGAAAAATAGATAAAGACTAGGATTATTTCCTAGTTTTTTTGTGTTGCCTACCTGTTGCCTACTTGTTGCCTACGAACTGATTTCAATGGTGTTTAATGAGTATCTTAATATAAGAAAAACCCCATAAACATTGAGTTTATAGGGTTGAACTGTAGTACGCAATCTATCTCTTAGTAAATTGATGTAGTCCATTTTTAAAGGCAAAATAAGACTTTTGTTGCCTACCTGTTGCCTACTAAATGATTTTTTCTATATATTAACTATGCTTTTATGCAAAGAAAAAATGGTAAGATTATATAAAATCCTACCATTTTAATTATATATTTTTATTAGAATAATTTAATATTATCCCATCTAGTTAATCCAGCATTAAGATTTGCATTAACTTGTTTTTGAACTTCATCATATCTTGAACCTAGTGCTTTCTTTCTAGCATCACCATTACCAAAATCACCTCTAATAGTTTTCTTAACTAAAGTTAATAAATCATCATTAGATTCAGTTGGTTGTGGTGCAGGTGTTGGTGTAGGTTTGTTTCCAATAAGAATTTCATTAACTCTTGCTTGAACTTCACCATACCTTGAACCTAAAGCACTTTTTCTAGCATCACCATTACCATATTTACCTGCAATAACTTCTTTTGCAAGTTCATCAACTGATTTTGATGAAATATCATTTGATGGTACTGATGTACTACTACCATTTAATCTTTTATTTACTTCACTTGCAATATAAGGAAATTTACTTTGTAAATATGGTCCCGGACATGTTGTATTTGCAAACATATTATGTCTTGTTAAATTACCATTTGCATCTCCAGTATAATTTAAACTTGCAATACCATTTCTTTTACAAATATCAACACATAAATCAATTAATTTGGCAAGTGCCTTATCTGATACATGCCAATTAGTATTTGCACCACCATCATTTGCAACTTCAATAGTAATTGCTTGATTATCATTACTAGGAGAACTCGAAGTCCATGCTCTATTCTTTTCTTCAACATACATACCAACTCTACCATCACTACCTATACCATAATTTGATGATGCTTGGCGATTCTTACCATTAAATACTCTACCACATGTTTCAACAGATAAATTACCTGCCATGTGATGAATAGTGATTTTCTTAATCTTATTATTTCTAGGATTGCTACTATTTGGTGAAATAGCAGTATAGTTTACTAAAGAACTATTACTCATTTTCATCTACCTCCTCACCTTTATTATTAGATAATTCATTTAGTGCATCTTCTTGCACATCTTCTTCTGTTTCGACAACTGCCAAAACTTCTTGTGTTTCTTCAACAACTGCTTCTTTTTCTTCCATTTTCTTTTCACCTCTATCTTTCTTTTAATGGAATATATAAAAAAAGAACCTTTTAGTTCTTTCTCTATTGTTTTTTATTATAATTATTACTAGATATCATTAATATACTACCTAAAAAAGCATCAAAGGCAGTCATTATAGTAATAACTATATCTGTATAACTAAATTCAAAACATTGTAACACAACACCTACAAATACAGTCAATGCAGGTAAAAATACTTGTGCAACATACTTTAAAATATCATATACCTTGTTACTCATGTTATCCCCTCTTTATATTTTAAATACAAATGCTAAAATACCACCTATAATTGCACCTATAACAAGGCGAATAAGCCATTTATTACCATCTTCTAGGGCATTTATCCTACTTTCATTATTTTTGGCTAAATTAAGTGCTTTTTCACTTGTATCTTTAACTCCTTTATAGTCCTGTTCTTTTATTAAAGTTTCCAATACAGATAATCTTTCCAAAACTTCAATTTGAAACTTACCATTTTCCATTTTTATCATCCTTATCTAGTGATTAAAACACGAAAAAAGACAATTTTTCATTGCCTTATTCTATATATACATTATAACACTAATTTAGTGTGAATTTTGTGAATTATTTTTAAATAATTCTGCAAACAACTTATCCATATTCATTAATGCTTTATGGCAATCATATCTTTTTATGTTGCCTTTCCATGACTTATATTGTTCTTCTATTTCTCTATAAGTCATTTTACCATCATCAAGCATCTTTTTAAAACTTTTAAGTTTTCTTCTTTCTCTTACGAATCCACTTTTAACAGGTATTCTAACTAAATGACCTGTTTCAGTTAGTCTATATCTAATTTTTAAGAAAGTAAACCCTTTATCTAATCTAAATATTTGAGTTTTCTTTCTATTAATAAATATACCTAATTTATCACAAATCTTAATAATATCTTCAAGTAATTGTTTTAATTCTTCTTTACTATTACTTATTATATAAGTATCATCCATATACCTACCATAGTATTTCATACCTTTTACTATTTTACAATAGTTATCCATTTTGTGAACATAATAAATACCTGATATTTGAGATATTTGGCTACCAATACCTAAAGACTTATTTATATATTTTTCACCTGTTTTTAAAGTGTTTGACTTTGCATAAACAAGTGTATCAAGTAAATCTGAATCTTCCATATTATAATTGGAAACATCAATAGAAAAACTATCTACTAGATGTTCTATTAATTTTAATATGTCATCATCATCTATTATTTCTTTATACATTTCAATTAATGGTTTATGAAGTATATTATCATAAAACTTACTAAAATCGATAGTGAGTGCATATCCAATATTACCATATTTTCTATAATAACTATGAAGATGATTTTCTATTCTTCTACGAGCAAAATCGATACCTTTATTCTTTATACTTGCACCATTATCATATATAAGATAAGGTTCAACTATGGGAGTCAATTGGTCGCATAATGCTCTTTGTACTACTCTATCATAGAAACTTATGGAGCGAACATATCGCTCTTTTCCTCTTTCATTCAAATAGAAACAATCAAAAGGACTTTGCTTATAAGTTCTTTCTCTTAATTCTATCTGTGTTTTTCTTATGTTTTTAAGAAAGTTGGCTTCATATTGTTGTACACTATTTTTCCAAATACTATTTTTTCTTGATTTATAAAAACTATCCATTAAAACATTGGCATTACTAATCTTATTTAACATATTTTGTTCCTAATCATAACTAACTTATTAGATGATATCAAAATATCTATTTGTCTTTCGAACAGGATAAAATTTCCTTTTAATTATCGCAACGGTACTTAACCTAATCATTGTGCGAGTTAAAATCAGGGGCGAACACCACCAGAGTTGGATGCATTATTGTAGTTACTATTACCATTGTTGTTGACATTACAGAAGCCGGAAGCCATCCAAGTATATTTATCAAATCTTACCCTTTTTAAAAGTTATTCTTCTAAAATTTTCATTATTTTATTATCAGACTTTCGCCATCCTTTTAATAAAGCAATTTCTTTTTCAATTATATCAACATAAGGCATATATTTCTCAACATTTGGATGAGTAACATATATTATATATTGCATTTCTTGAAGCAGATTTTCACAATCACAAATTGCTTGTGTTTGATAATTTCTTCTCATATAGTATTCTTCTTTGTTTGTTATATGAATTGTATTTGCAGAACAAATATTTTTCATTAGACTTCTTAACAAGTCCATGAAATAATCTCTTTCCTTATCAATCAACCAACTTGGAAAATTATCAATGAAACTATTTTTCAAATCGTATGCAGAAAGAATATTTTCTATTTCTTCTACATCTTCATCTTCAATATCATACACATCTTTTGCAAATTCTAAATTTCTTCTTCTTGATTTTATACCAAAATCTTTCAAAAGAAATTCAGTTATCATTAATCGCAACTTTATAGCATTATGATAAAATTCCATTTTTGATATGTTTCTTTTTCTTTTCAACACACTCAATATCTATCAACTCCCAATTATAATTCTATACTTTTATTTATTGAAAGTCAATTTGTGTGTGTTAATTTATCCCCTTGCTTTTTTAAAAATCTATTATCTGCTTCACCCCACAAGGGGGTGAGATTGCAGATTAATAGATTAAAAAGCAGGGGCGAACACCACCAGAGGTGGATGCATAATGGTAGTTACTACTACCATAGTTGGAGACACCACAGAAGCCGGAAGAGAATGCTACACTTCTGAGCCAATACCACATTCTTTGGTTACTATCATTAAAGGCAATTATTTTACTTTTATCTAATCTAAATAATGCCAATTGAGATTTATCAATTTCATAATTATTTGGTATATTAGTACCACATCCTACATTATGAAATATATTAGCACCATAAACCATTAACTCATTCATTAATTCAATAGTAGAATCGTACCATGTCCCTCCACTTTCATATCCATTTACAACTGCATTTTGTAAATGGTTTCTATGTTTTAAAATATGATTACTACCAAAATCATTATTTATAACAGTTTTATATGGTGATAAATTTGTTGTGTACATTTTACTTCCTATATATGCCCCTGCAAAAGTATTACTATCATTCATTTGGGCAAGTCCCATAATCTTTTCAGGTATCATGAGAACATGTGGTGTTGTACATTCAGTATCACCACAATGTAATCTGTAATTAATATCTGCTACAAGATATTTTCTACCACTTGTTTTACCTATAATATAATCACCTATAAATATATCATCGAATGTACCATTAGCAATTTGTTGCGATAAAGTACCATTATAAAACAAATCAGTAATATCCTTACCTCTATATATAGAATTATGAAAACCTGCATTTGGTCTATTTAATATATCACTTAATAGTTCATTTCTATCATAAATACTACTACTTTCAATTTTATTACCATTTTTAACTTTATATACTTTCATTATTCTCCCTCGCTTTCTTCTAGTGAAGCAACATTGGTATCATTTATAGTTCTTGATAATTCAAAATCTAATATATTATCTTGTAACACTCCCACATCTGTTTTTAATTGTTCAACATCAGGTGTTATATCATCAATTTGATTTTGCAAGTTTCCTGCTTGGTCTGTACTTAATTGCCCTTTAACATGTTCAAACCATGTATCAAATTCATTTGTATTATCAGCAATAAATTTATCAAAAATTGCTTGAATTTGAATAAATAATTGCTCTGTATCAGGTGTTTCAATAGGCGAAATTACATCTCCACAATCACTGGTAATAAATCTACAATCCTCTATCAAATCTTGTGTTATTTCAGTTGTTCCTGCAGGAATATAAACCTTGGCAATTCTTAAATCATAAATTGTTGAAGTTCTTGTTAAATTTGGTGCTACTGGATTATTAGAAAATGTCCCCTTAATTACTTGAGCAGTAATATTTCTATTTGTTAAATCTAATCTAATAACAATATTATCAATACGACCTAACACACCATCTGCATTATCTATTGCTAAAGTTTTTACTTGTTTATTTCTATATCTATGTCCCTCAATAAATGCTCTACCAGTGCTTAAATTAACTGCCATATCATTTGTGTTACCTAATACTTGGCAACCATTATTAAAAATACCATTTGTAAAAAATGGGATAAAATATTCTGCAAAATCTTCTGCATAATAAACTCTATCGCCATCTACATCATTAAAAAAACTTGATTCTTCCATTTCTCATTCCTCCTTAATTATTAATCGTAAGATTTTCAACAAATGGTGTTCCAAATGTAGCAAAAATCTTTTGATTATTATTTTCAATGGTTTCTTCTATTTCAGTAATTCTTTGTTTCATTACAATACCCCATGATTCTTTTTTAATATTTACAATATCGCCTAAATCCCATAATTTTTTATAGTCATCAGCATATACTGTTACTTCAAGTGTTTCAGTAGATTCAACTAATTTTTCTGAACCTTTAGTTTTTAAAGTTTCTTTATATTGTGCAAGTGTTAAATCACCTTGATTTTCTGATTTAGCATCAACAAATGTTTCTCTTAAATCAAAATCTTTATTATTTCCACTTGTAACTTCTACCATAATTCTATTTTTATCTTCTCCTTGCCCACCTACTAAAACATAATTCTTTTCTGTTTTAGCACTATATGTATAATCAGCAACATCAATATTTGATTTATCTTCACTAAATTCATATCTAGGATTAATTGATTGTGTTTCTGTTCTATCTAATCCTTGATAATTTTCATAAATCATTTTCTTGTTTGGAATATCGACAGATATTCTATGAGCAATTGATGATATCTTTGCTAAAGTAACTAAATATTCATAAACATTCTTATAACTTACTTGAAAAACAACACTATCTGAATCTAGTGTTGCTTCACTTATTAATAATTTAGAAAAAGGTGTCATTTCATTTAATATTTTTCTTTCACCCAACAATATCTTCCCACTAAAGTTAATTTTACTTTTAATTATTCTTCTATCTAATATGCTTGATAAAAACCTGCCATAAATTATAACTTCAACACCATCATCACCTGCTTCATTTATAGTAAAACTTTCAATAATACCTACTTCTATGGCATCATCTCTTATAATAAGATTATCTTTTTTTAAATACTTTTCTGTTTGACTATTTAATGGAATATGAAGTTCGAACTCACCTGCTTCATAATATTTTCTTCGCCATCTTAAAGAACTAAAAAAATCTATAATACCTATGAGTTCCAAATCCCTAGTATAAACATAAATATCAAATTCTTTTATCATTATACTGCCTCATATTCGTTTACATATTCAATAACTGCCTCGAGGTTATCAACACCTGTATCAGCATTATATCTAAATGTATTACTTCCATGATGTACTTGTAAAAACTTACTACCATATACCATTAAATTATTAATATTTTCTTCTACACCAGTAGTAACTGGTATATAAGTAATATTTTTATTTTGTCTATATGTATTTACAATAATCTTATCTCCTGCTACCATTGTTTTTTCAATCTTCATTTCTTCTCTTGTATCAACATTAAAAAGAGATGGATTAACAACAGTATCATTTGCAGTAAATGTTAAAGTCATACCAAATTCAATATTAGTATCATTCTGAATAGTAACCATTGAAGTTGTGTTTTTTACACCAAACTTTATACCTGTATCATGGGGAATCTTTAATGCAAATTTAAAACATGGCGACCATGTTGCCATTTGAAGTATAGTTTTATCTAAATCAGTAAAATATGGGTTAGGGCATATTAAAGATATTTGAAATTGCTTATGTAAACCTTTATTATCAATTTGAATAGATTCTACTTTATATTCTATTTTTCTTTCTAAACCATCTTCATAATAATAAAGTATTCCAGTTGACTTTAAAGGAAAGGCACGATATAACTTTTGCCTATTATTAATTACATCATCTCTAATTGCACCTTTTATAATAATATTCCTTTTTTCTACACTTGTACCAATATAATTTTCACCTATGGCATAAGCACTTTTCATTCCTGCTACTACACCTAATACCTCATGTAATCCATCAACACTTTTAAGAAAGAAAGGAAACTTATATTCAAATGTTATCCTTTCTTTTAAATAATTTTCACATACTATTTTCTTTGACATATTAAGCACCTACCAAATCCAAATATTGTTTTTCTTTTCTAATTTGTCTTGCATACTCGCTTGGTGAATCTTTTGGAGAGTAGAAATTATAAGTATTATTTTCAACTTTACTAGGTGATTGATTGCTTCTACTATTATCAGAAGAAAATACTGAATTTGGTCTACTTAAATTAACTCTTGTAGATAAATCCAAATCTGTTGGCAATGCTCTTTGAATTGTATCATTTACATCTGACATTTCTTGTTGGAAACCAACACCAATACCTTTTGCTAAATTTACACCAATTTCATCTCTAAATACTCTTGATGGTGAATGAATTCCAAATATATTTTTGATGCCATTTACAATTGATTTACCAAATCCTTTAATCTTATCTAATACCCAGTCTTTGGCATTATTAATACCATTCCATAGACCCTTAACAAGATTTTTACCTATATCTAACATACCTGATATACCACTTGCAATTCCATCTTTTACCTTTCCTAACAAGTTTTTACCTATTTCTCCAAGTTTTCCATAATAACTAGCAATACCATTTATTAATGAAGATATAATTTGTGGTATTTTCGAAACTAATTTTGGTATTGCTTGGATTAATCCCTCTGCCAATTTAATAACTAAAGTAATACCTGCTTCAATTAGTTTTGGTAAATTATTAACAATGGCTTCAATTAATTTATCTATTATTTCAGGTATTTTATCAATCAAATCAGGTAAGGCAGTGATTAACCCATCTGCTAGTCCCATTATTAATTGAATACCTGCATCAATAATCAAGTCTATATTATCTAACAATGTTTCTACCATTAACACTACTGCATCAATCATTTCAGGTATTAAAGTTGGTAATTGCTCTGCTATTCCTTGAACCAAAGAAACAACCATTTGAATACCCATTTGCAATATTTGTGGTAAATTTTGAACTATCGTTGATATAATCATATTAATTATTTCCATAACTGAACTCATTATCATAGGCATATTTTCAGTTAAACCTTGAACTAATTTTGAAATAATACTACTTCCTGCATCAAGAAATGATGGTAATTGTTCTGCTATTCCATCTAATATTATAGGCAATGCATCAAATACTCCATCAACCACTCTATCTACTGCTTTTAATACATTATTAACAACTCCTCCATTGCCATCTCCATCACCAACAAGTGAAGAAAATAAATTCATTACTAATTGGCTTAAATCTGCTCCATCAGTCGCTAATCCTGTAATTAAATTACTCCATGCTGATTTTGTTGCATTAATAGAACCCTCAATTGTTCCCATTGCCTCTGCTTGTGTAGTACCTGCAATATTACTTGCTACTTGAATTTGATGAATTGCCTCTGTAATATCAGCAAAATTAGAAACATCGTATTTCTTTCCTGATAATTTTTCAGCATCTTTAAGTAATCTTTCCATTTCAGTTTTAGTACCACCATAACCTAATTTTAGATTATCTAACATATTAAATTGACCTTTAGCAAAACCACTATAAGCATTTTGGATTGATTGCATATCAGTACCAAATGTATTGGCATTATCAGACATATCTCTTAATGCTTGGTCTGATAATTCGGCTGCTTTTTTGGTATCACCATTTAAAGAAACTATCATGCTTTTACTGAATCCAGTTACTGTTTCCATATATTCGTTAGCACTCATACCTGCAGTTTTGAAAGCATCGTTTGCATTTTTAATAACAGTATCTTTTACATCATCACCAAATAATTTTTGAACACCACCCTCTAATTGTTCAAATTCACCAAAGCCACTAACTGCCTGTTTTCCAACTTCTATCATTGCAGAACCAACTGTTTTCATAGCACTAGCCAATCCTTTAATACCTGCAATAATACCCTCACTAATTAAGTTTCCTTTTATTAAATCACCTAGTGTGAGAGTACTTTTACCTGCTTTTTCTTCTTCATCAGAAAAATCTTTAATTGATTTAGCATCATTATCAAAACTATTACCTGCCTTATCTAAAATAGCATTATTATCTTGAATCTTTTTAGATAAATCACTACATTCAGTTTTAGCATTATTCATCTTAACTTTATAATCGTTAATCTTTCTATTATTATTATCATAACTTGTTTCTGCTTTTGTTAATTCTTTTTCTAAATCAGCAACAACCTTTTCCTGTTTTGATATTTCTGAACTTGTTGCAGTTGTACTATTTTTCATTTTTTCAAGTGTTTGTTGTTCACTATTTAATGAATTTTTTAATTTATCAATTTCTGTTTTATTTTTTGATTGTTGTTCAGTAAAATTTTTGATGGCTTCTGTGCATATTTTAACAACATTTTGCTCTTCTTGTAGTTTTTTATTTAAAGCATCATTTTTACTTCGCAAATCGCCTATTTTAGCACCATTATTTGTAAATTCTGTTGATGTTAATTTTAATTCACTACTAACTGCTTTTAAATTACTATTAATGTTTCGCAATGCCTTAATATATTCACTTTCACCTGTTAATTTTACTGTTCCACCAAATGAACTTGCCATATTACACCTCCTAATCTAACCATTCATCATCTTCTGATTGCTCTTTTTCTAATTGGGCATAAGTTGTACTCTTTTCTATATCGTGATAATACTTGTAATGCTCCCACAATTTATTGAACTTTCTTAAAGTCATTCTAAAAACTTCTTTTTCAGAAAATCCTAACTTGCAAACTCCTATAAATGAAAACCACGAGAAATCTATTGGTTTATCCTTTTCTTCCTCGTGGACTACTCGTTTTTTGGGGTATCATCCTTTGTTGATTCAATAACTGTTTCATTTAATTTACTTGTTGCCTTTTCAATACCCATTGCAGTTATTAATCTACCTACTTGTTTTTCAGTTAATAAAGGTTGATTTAATTGATTGTTTTCATTATCAATATCAATGGTTTCATTTATCATTTCTTTAATTCCAAAAATCAATGCTTTTATGTCTACTTCCTTTGTTTCGTATACTTCAACTTCAACCTCTTCGCCATTTTTATTTTTAATCTTCTTTATAATAGGGTTACCATCACTATCTAATTTAAGTTTTCTTTCGCCATTTTCATCATAGACAAAGCCATCTGTTAATTCTCCCCAACTTTCAAATGTTCCATATTCTGCTTGGATTGATTGCATAACATTAAGATTAAATATTGCTTTATATTCTTTTCCATTAACTGTAAACATTGTTTCTTTTTCTTTCATTTTTAAATTCCTCCTTATATAACAAAAAAAAGAGTAAAGACTAGATAATAATTTCTAGTTCTTTACCCTTTCTTCTACCAGATTTTTTCACTGTTTCTTCGAAAAGATTTATATACTATTTAGTTGTACTTTTTGCACTATATGATGCTGAAGCAACATTTGTAGTTGAAGTTAATAAACTATCTAAATAATCACTAGCATCTTTATAAGTTGTGAATGTCTTTGATTTAGACCATTCACCATCTGTTTTTCTCATTACAGAACCCTCAATTGATACAGTAGTAAACTCAATAGATTCACCCTTTGTTGCTTCATCAGGCATAGTATCTTTAAATTTAACTTTTGATAAGTATTCAACTTTATATTTGTAAACACCACCAACAATTTTTGTTAAAATTCTACCAAATGCAATATATGGAGCAACATCTGTATCTTTACGAACAATTTCACCATCTTCACTTATAGCATGACCTAGTAAAGGTGCTAAAATAGTGTCATCATCATCATCAACAGTAATTGTTACTGTTCCTTTATTAAAAGTGTAATCACTTTCACAAAGTCCATCATCACCATATAATTCAGCACTATTTAATTCAAGAGATACTTTACAATCTATTGCTTTACCTAGTGTTTTAGGTTCTTTAACTTTTTCATTTTCATCTAATAATGAATATCTAAAATTCTTTAAACCAATTCTTGCCATTTTAAATTCTCCTCTCTTTAGCAAAGGTTATAGTTTTATGATAAATTCCTGTATCTTCTTCATACATATCAATACTATCTTCTATCCATATAAAACCATTTTCTAACATAACTTTTTTTAACTCTGAAACAATTGTTAAATAATTGCCATCACTATAAATATCAAAATCGAATGATGAAGCACTATAAATTGGTGCATCATCACCACATAATAAAGGATTATTTTCAATTTCCATATATGTTATATATGTTTTAGATTTACCTCTATATCTTAAAAATGCAAATGGTATTTTCTTATTATCTACCTTAAATTCATCTAATATTTTTTCTATTTCATTATTCATAATCTAATCATCCTTTTGGTAAGTATTCTTTTTCTTTTTGTTTCATAGCATTTTCAATATCAGTTTTTTTAAATGATTTTCTAAAAAAAGGTTTCTTTGCTTCACCATGACTTGTTCCATATTCCCTTGCCATAGCGACTAATGGAGCAGGATGCCTTTTTTCAGCATCCAAATAACCATAAATCATAACTTTATTATTGATTCCATCATCTGATGGTGTTCTATATGTTTTTGAAACAAATAAGCACTTACTTAATCTATCAGTTTTTTTAAATGACTTTGACATGTTATTTTTAACAATTCTTGCAACTGTTTCTGCACCTGCCTTTGTCATTTCACCCATCATTTTAGGTGTTGCTATTGCCAATTCCTCAAATTCTTTTATTAAGTCATTTGGCAATTCTTGATTGAAGTGTGCCACTACTTATCAACAACTTTCGCTTGTATTTCTAATTCAATAGAATCTTCGTTAATATTATTTAAATATTCAATAGAATAAGTTTTAGCATTGAATTTTATTTTCATATCTCTTGTAATCACAATATTAGCAGGATATCTAATTGTAAAATTAGTATATGCTTTTTCAAAATCTGAATTATTTTGAATTAATGTATAACCTTTAGTGGTCTTTACACTAGCATAAGTCTTTAATATGGACACTTCTGATGGAATTTCAAAACCATCATCATCTTTAATACTTTTAATACTAACAATTTCAATTAATTTATTATATTTACCTGCATTTTTAACAGTATTACTCATGATAGTAAATTCCTTGAATGCATATCAAGTATAGATTGAACAACTTTATTGACATTATTATTATCAACATAATAAGTTCTTGTATCGTACATGTCTTGGCATAAAACATAAACAACAATAACTAAATCATTATATTGTTCTAATTCTTTATCACTCAATCCTGTATTATTTTTAATATAATCAATAGCAACTTTTATTATTGTTTCAAGATATTTTTTATCTTCTTCTGTAATATCAGATAATCGTAAATAGTTTTTTAAACTATCTACTGTTATTTCACTAACTTTAGTAACCATAACTATTTCTCCTTTCATGGAGTCGCCTGAACAAACGAAATTACTTACTCTTTATCAGTTTTTGGTTCTTTATTTGATTTATCATCAGGGTTTGAACCATCACCCTTATTTTCATCATCTGATGCTTCACTATCTTTATTATCTTCACTTGACTCTTCGCCACTATCTAAATTATCTTTATTTTCATCATCAGTATTTTCTTCTGACTTTAAATTTAATTCTTCTTCTAATTCAGCAATTCTATTTGATAAAGTTTGTATTTCACTATCCTTATCATTTAGTTGTTTTGTTAAATCTTTGATAGTTTTTTCCATTTCTTTATTAGACATTGCTTTTTCAGAATAAGGAGTAACAAATCCTGCACTTTCAAGGGCAGTGGCTAAAGATTTATCTTTAATATCAATAACCTTGCCCTTTGATGCAGATATTTGACTATTAGCAAATCCTTTATTTACTAGATACATAAATTATCTCCTAGATTGTTTTTGCTTTGATAGTTAATTTAGATAATTTTTGAAGATGTTCAATTTTAGCATCGCACTCTAACCAAGCAACTACACCTGTTGCATGTTGAGTAGCATATTTTTCTCTTAAAACTTGAATTTCAAGAGATTTAGATGTTTTTAAAGCAATACCACTAAAGTTACCAAATGTGATTGGAGATTTACCTTCTGCAATACCCTCTTTATTATCTGAAACATAAACAGGATATCCTAGAACCATACCATCGAATTCACCAGTTGGGTCTGGTACAAAGATTGGTCTATCATTACCATCTTTCATTGTTTCAAGAACTGTTTGAGTATCTTGATTCATAACCCAAATAGAACCTTTTCTGAATGATTGAATAACTTTATTTTTTACCTTTACTAAATCATCATAAGAGATAACACCTGCTACTTCTGATTCAACTGTTTGTGAAGCAGGAATACCACTACATCCAGTAATCTTACCAGTAGTACCATTTAATACTTCTCCCTCTAGGAATAATTTTACATATTCAGCAATAATATTGATAACAACATTTACCAAATCAATATCAGTATTATTAATTAAAGAATTACCAATTTTTGCTAAAGCACCAATTAAATAATCTTTTAAAGTTACTGATGTAAATTTTCCTGTTTTTTCTACTAATTCAGTAAAATCTTCACCATAAGCAACTGTGATATCTTCACCATTATTAGCACCATAAACAGGAATCTCTAAATTACCTTTCGTATTATATTTAGTGGCTTTATCTAGGATAGGTGACATATTATGAGCAGTCATAATAATTTTATTTGCAATTGTTGTTGGAACAATTACACCATTTGCTCCAGTAGTGAATTGACTACCTGTTTCTGCTCTTTCTTCATTCAATACTTCATTTCTGATAAATTTAGCAAAGTTTTCAATATCTCTTTGTTCAATTTCTAATGCTCTTTTTTCTTCATCCATGTTTTCTTCCTCCTCTTTTTTATCTTCTTCTTTCTTTTCATCATCAACTAACTCTCTACTATCTTCAAATGCTTTCATAGTGTTGTTAATTGCTTCTATTTGTGTTTTTAATTTATCAAATAGTTTTTGTTCATCTTCTGTAAATGCTCTTTCTTCTGCCTTTACATCATTTAGTAACTTATCCATTTGAGTTACTTTCTCATTTTTTTGTTCTTCTAAACTTTTCTTATTCATTTTACTTTCCTCCTTTAAGTTCTTTTAGAACATTCTCATAACTTGAGTAATCTATTTTTTTACCATCCACTTTTGGTGGTTGTTCAGGCACTTCCTCATCTGACCTTATTTCTTTATAACCTCCACGAACAACTTTAACTTGATTATTGCTATCAATATTAACTGTTCCATCAGTTATTGAATAAGGCATCTTATACAATTGGCTACCATCTTGAATTGTTCCATAAACAAATTCATCATCATAATCCTCTAACCAACCATCTTTAAATAATTGCCTATAAGCACTATTTAAAACTTCTCTCTTTTGTGATGCAGTCATATCACTAAAATTTGGTGTTGGTTCTTCATTTTCTTTTTCAGAAGAAAAAGAGTCATTTTCAAACTCTTCATCTCTATATTCTACAACAGTTGGGTTGCCATCTCGTAATTCTATGCTAGTGCCTATGTAAGCAGGTATCTTTTTATCATCTATAATTGATACTTCAAATAAATCAATATCTCTTACACTTCTTTCTCTTAATCCACTATTATTAACAACTTCTTCATCTTTGTTACAAGCAAATCCAAAAGACCAACCTCTTAATTTTTTCTTTTTGGCTTTTTCTATAACATCAGCATCAGTTATTTCAACAATGGCTCTTAAACCAATGTTATCTTCATAAAGATTAGCACTACCATCTTTTGTATTTGCTAATTCTTTATCGTAATCATGATTTAAAAGAACTTTAATAGCATCATTTTTTTCTA